GACATTACGCCACAAATGCTAGTGCCAGAACCAGCACTAACATTGCCAGCAGAAGACCCAGAAGTAGCTATCTGAGTCACTGTTGTAAAAAAAGAAGTCCCAGTCGCGGTACCCGTATCAGCACCAGTAATAGTCTCTGTTGCAGCAGTACCGGTTTCATCAGTTCCTGTTACCGTGAAAGTAATCCCACTATCATCACCAGCAGAAAGTATGGTTAAATTTCTTGGCGAATCAAATGTTACTGATCCTCCAGAAGCTAACGCCCCGCCAATTGTTAAATTAGCGGCTCCACTTACGCTTGCTGCAACACTAACTCCATCTGTATCTGCCGCCGCAGCAATTATAAAGCTCGAAGAAACATCACTACCTGAACCTTTCATAGTCATAGCAAGTTACCTCTATTTATCGTTCAACAGCCGCTAAAATATAATCAATAGTCATAGTTTTTGCAGCAGCAGCACCATTCTGGATACCAAAAGAAACAGTTAATTCTTCATCATCTGTTGCATTGGTCAGAGTTGTTTGTGTAGCAACCTGAGAGTCATCAATAAAAACCTGGAACTCACCATTGCCGGTATTGCCATTTGGATCAAAGAAAAAAGAAGCAGTCAAAAACGTATCATCAGAGATTGTAGCAACTGATGAGTTGGTAGTGGCTGAGTTATCTTTTTCAATATTGAAATCCATTGTGGCTGCGCCGTCAGCTTTAATAAAGTAAAAGCCGTCTGTCGTATCAAGAGGCGTGGTATCAGTAATACCAAGACCCATGACAAAGTCAGACTGAGTTGCGTCAGATACTTTGAACCTGGCTTTGAAAAACATCTTCTTTGTTGATACATACTTAAAAGCTTCTCCCTTTAACTGGAGAAAATCTAAATCGTCATCAGCGTCATCGTTAGTAATCAAAAGCCAGCCGCCAGCACCACTTGCAAGTGCTTCAGTCGCTGCACCTGAACCGCCTTCGGTAGTGGTAATAGTCCACTCATCAGCATGGTAAGTAAAAAAATCATTAAAATACGTTGTGTATTTTGTAGGGTCTAAGTATGGAAAATCAAAAAGAGGATTCCCTGGGGTCTGGTTAGAGACACCATTTCTAAAATGCGTAGTAGTCATAACAGTTTTCTCCTAAAAACCAACGCCTTAGCGTCATTAAGCTACCAAAGTAAAAAGGTGGCCCGAAGGCCACCTAGTGTTTTTTAGAAGCGTTTAAGCTCCTTGAGAACCGTACACGCAACGAGGGTTTGACCACCCGAAGCTGTATCTTTCTCTAGCCTTGTAGCGAACATTACCAGTATCGAAATCACCTTCCATTGAGGTGGATATTGGTGAACGCTCAAAGTGCTTAAAGCCATCAGGGCAGTCAGTCAAGACAAACCATGCATCAGTGTCAGTCAAGAAATGGTTGACTGAGTAACCTTGCGGTAACAGTCCCATGTTCTTAACGGCGTTGATGTCATTGTCTGCTGTTCCAACCCTTCCTGGGGTTTCAAGCAATCGATCAGCAACAAACTGAAGTTGAGGAGGAACAATCAACTTTGATCCTTGAAGGGCCAAAATCATGTTTCTGTCATCAACAAAAGTGCTAATACCAATCAATGCATTTTCCAATGAAGTTTCATTTAAGTCACTCATTGTAGTTGCACGATTGGCCCAGGTGCCTCCACCTGCAAGCGTATGAGCAGTGTTGATCAAAGAAAGACCGTCACCGCCTGTATAGCTAGAACTAAACGCATTATTCAATACGTTAGCAGCTTTAACTTGCTTGGTGTGCGCCATACTTCGGGCCAAAGCCTTCGTATAACGTGCGCCGAGTCGGTCATAAAGGTTGTCTTCGACAGCCTCTTCCGTCAACGCAAACGCCAGTGCTACAGTTTCGTGAGTGTAACGAGCCGTAAAACCTTCGCTCGCAGTGTCATAATCAACACCTTGACCTTCAGTTTTGACTTCAGCGTTACCGAAACCAACGATTAGAACTTCTTCTTCAAACGCTCTGTCTGAAGATTCAGTTTCAAAAATTTCCGCATGCTCGTTTTCATAACGAGAATACTCCATGCCAAATAAAGCATTGAGGCCAGGCTCTAGCTCTTTGGCTAATTGCGCTCTTGAAATCGCCATTAGTTAACCTCCTAAGCTAGACCGACTTGCTTCTGACCAAGCAGATGATTCTGAATGGTGACAAGCACGTTGGTATTGGCTGAACTCATGTCTGAATTTTCTGGGTCACCAGAAATATCAAACGCCTTCATTGGTAGGGTAGCTGTAGTAGCTCCCGTCGAAACATCTAGTTCCACATAGGACCATCCGCTGTCTGTACTTCCTGTACCAGTATTATCGACAATATCAAAATTGCCGAAGAGGTCTGCAACAGGAAAAGCAGCATCCGCTTGCACTTCAAAGACATCAAAGGGATCGTCATAAATGAAGGCAATTGCGTCTGTAGCTGCATTGCCAGGCCAGTAATTACTCCAGGTAGGCTTGCTAGTGGTTGGATCTGTATAGAAACAACCATTAAATACACCTACGATAATATCGCTAGTGGCGCTTCCACCATCTGCTCTAGCAATACGAGTCACAATACCACCAGTATTCTGAGTGACAATGTCACCTTGATATACTTTAGTAGTATTAGTTGTATCACTAGTAGTCAGTCTATAGCGAGATTGACCGGCGTTATTGTACTTGCCTTGCACGTTCCGTACATAGCGGAGTCCAAAAGGGGCATCATTATTAGCCATCTTTTAATTTCTCCGTAAACACAATCAAAATAATATCCCAAGCTACGCTTTAGGACTCCCAAATGAAACCTGCGTTTTTCTATCCCTAGAGATAGGCATTGCAGGATTCTCTTCGCGCATCAAATCATTATCAACAGCTTTCATCTGTTGGTCGGTTTGACGCTCATAGTGAGCATTCCTTTCATCCACCGTTTCTTTTGGAATCTTGCAAAGGATTAGACCACCAACACCAACAGTTCCAGCGTGCTTGCCATCATCAATTGTTGGCAAATCATAGCCTTCAACCTCATTTGGCTTCACAGGCTCAAATCCCTCACGGAATCGCATATGAACATTGGTCTTATCGTCTTCTCCTCTGATGTGGGTTCTCACCCATCTGTACACCATTCCAGGTGGTGGTTCAGGAGTCTCAAGTACTTGAGGTGGAGTCCATGGTTTTCTTGCAGCCGCTGTCGACCGTGAAGAAGCATTCCTTGGCGTTCTGTTCGATCCTTTTCCTGTTTCTTCGCTCATGATCTCTGTAACCTCATTTTCTGTTTAGCGTATTCTTTGAAAGGTACTCCTAGCTTCTTAGCAAGTTGCTGTTCGCTAGGACTCAATTCAATCCTACGATTATTTTGATTGCGTCCAGTTCCTGTCGTGCGCGTACCGGAAACGACCGTTTGGACGGGTTGGCCATCTCCTGCGTTAGTAAACTTATGAGGCAGTTCTTGTCTCATACGGTTATCGATTTGACTATAATAGTCATCAGACTCAGCGTCAATTCCTTTAGCAGTCAATTCTTGATGAATTGCAAAGGCAACATTTGTCATAACCTGGTCTGTTCCGAACCATTCGTTGTCATCTGCCCACTCCTGGGCCTTGACAGAAGGTTCTTCATATACAGGTTCCTGAACAGGTTGTTGCAAGGATTGAACTTGCCGCTCTTGTTGAGCTTGCTGTTCTTCAGCCCAGTTCTGATATTGAACTTTATAGTCTTCATATTCTTGTTTGTAACGATTTAAAGCAGATCGATCCGCTTCAGCCTGAGCCAAAAGCTGCTGTGCTTCAGCCATTGTTTCAGCATCGCCAGACTCATAAGCAGTCTTTAATGCTTTCTTTGCAGCTGTAGCTTGTGTTTCAACCCTGTTTTCAAACTCATCTTTATAGCCTTCCTGAAGCTTCATGTTTTCTTCAGTAGACTGTGTTTGAGATTGAAGTAACTGACCAGAGAGCTGCTGGTTTTTTTCTTGCAGTTCTTTTGCATACTGCAATGCCTGCAACTCTCTACGTTGATACTCTTTAGCCTGCGCTACCGCTTTGTTGATTCGCTTCTGAGCGCCTCTGGTTCGTTTCTCTGTTTCAGAAACTTCTTCGCCAGCTGCTTCTGGAGTAGTATCTTCAAAATCTTCTTTAACCTGATCATCTGTTATTGGAGATGCGGATTGCACATCTTCTTCAGACAGATCAATGAAAGTAGATTCTTCCTGGGTTTCTTCCTCAACCCTTCTTGATTCAGGAAGAGCTGCTTTTTCTACGTTATCGTCATCCAGCTTTTCTAAAGCTTCTGTTAGTGTTTCTTCAGCCATTTTTTCACCTATGCAGATTTAATATCATTTGGATCAAGAATGGTTCCGATTACCTCATCATCGTTGATAATCCGAACTTCATGATTTTCCTCTAGCTGAAATCGAGCTCCTGAGTACCTTCCAATCAGGACCCAATCACCTTTTTTACACCAGGGGATTCCATTGAATTTAGACTCATCCTGATAAGCCAATGGGCCTACCTTGAGTACATAACAAACAGATGTGGATAAGTTTTCTTTATCCATCGTAGATTCAAGTAACTGAATCCCTCCGTCTGTAACACCTTTGCCTTTGTAAGGGAGAACTAACAGTCTCCACCCAGAAGGCTCTGGCATTCTTTCAATTAATGATTTATCTAACACGGCTGGGTCTAAGACCCTTTCTTCTTCGTTCACATATGCGTCTGTTATAGTAATAGACGGTGTTGCGACAGTGTCCACTTGGGGTTCACTCATCGATGTCTCCTTCAATATGCAATGCTTCTTTTAAGTCTTCTCGCAGGGTGCGAAGCATTGATAACTCACCCATGACGAATTTGTATTCCTCCATGTCTTTTACGCCACCAGAAGCAAGATACTCCATATGCCCCTGTTCATAATGTCTAAGCTTCTTGTTTATATAAGAAGCTAATGCAACTGAATCCATTTATCTTATTATTTCTTTATCTGGATCAGGTTTAGGCGTTGAATAGGTTACTGGCGAAGCCAATCCCGCATAATTCATTAGCGGCTTAGTTGGCATAGGCTGTCCATAACCACCAAACTGGGTTTGTTTGTTTCCAAGTATGGGGTTGTCATAAGTAAGATACCCTCCGTCTGGAACTTTTTCCCCAGGAGGGACAATTAGCCTATTCCTGGCATCTTGAACCATTTTTTTATGTGCGCTCAAATCCTTTGGATCAAAAGACTGGCCCAATATATTTCTTGGGACATAATCTTTAAACGGATTTACAGCAGGTTTTGGAGGAGGGGTTGGTGCGGGGGTTGGTGCAGGAGCAGGTTCAGATTGATTGCTA